CAGCAGCTAATCGAGATAATGCTCAAGCAGAACTAGAGTATGACCCCGCCAATCCGAATCTATTTTGTGATTTAAGGGAATGGCGCATGTTGGAACTCGTCAACCCGCCACAGTATCGGCATTGTCTTGCACTTAATTGGTTGCAATATAATCATCGGCAGTGTGGCTATGGCGCGCAAATCTATATTCAAAACACCATGCCTCGCGTTCTTGGTACTGCCTATCAGCTAGACGTTGACTTGCTCACATGGGAACTTGTTAAGCCGAAAGCTGTGCGTACTCAGGCTGTGCAGAAAAAGAAGCGCCTGTAATGGACGTGCCACCCTTCCCAAATAGCGTAAACGCCCCACTGCCTATTGTTGTAAAGAACAAGATCCATGATAGCTATCGCATTAATCAAGTATCTAATGTGCTTACAGATAAAGTGGCTGCAACTACAAAGTATAGCGAGTTCGTCTATGAGTACCGTAGCGGTGAGGTGCTGACCACAACGCTCAAAGTCTATGACCAGTTTCTATTGGATGTAAGCGCATGACAATGATGATCTTTGTATTGATACTGGTTGAAAAAGGCCAGCCCACGGGAGAGGAATTTTACTTTCAAGAACTTACGTCGTGTTTGGAATACTCAGACGCCTTAAACAATCAGTCAGTAGGTTTTCAAAACGGCAGCAGGAACAGGTTTTTTGAATCTTATTGCCGTGTCCGTCAGATCAATGTGACAGATGCTGGTACTAAAATATTATTCAGAGATCCAAAAAAGTCGGAGGATTGATGAGTCCTAAGAAGTTAGAACCGAAATCACGGTATGCTCAGTACGACCTTGACGGGGATGGAGTGGTTAGCGATGAGGAACTTGCAAGAAATCAGGAGCTTGTGGAAATCGAACTGCGTGAAGAGAAAGCAGACAGTCAACGAAGAATGGCTTGGGTTAGTCTTGCTAGTATGGTGGTTTTCGCTTTATTACCACTACTGCCCTTCATTCCTGAGTCGCGCTTGTCCACCCTTGCCGCTCTGAGCGACATGCTATTTTTGAGTCAGGCGAGCATTGTAGGATTATACTTCGGCGCTACTGCGTACATGGCGAAGGGGCGGTGAGCGACGAAAATCGTGTCACGCTACGCTGCGCGCGATGCAAGAAAAAAGGTGGGGTGATGGATTTTGTGCATTTGAAGTTTAGAACCGTTTGCGGAAAGTGTTTCGCTCGACTGAGCGGGTGGGCCTAATGTGGCAGTTGTCAGCGGGTTTGGGTGTGGCTTTGCTTCTAGTGACAGGTGCGTTCAAACTTTATCATGATAAGGCTGAGGCAGAAAAATCTCAGCTCCGATCCGAAGTAGAACAAGCCATCCAAAATCAGGCTCTGCTCGAAAAGACCATCACAGCGCAAAATTTGCAGATGGAGGACCAGAGAAAAAAACAACAATCTGTCCTGCTCAAAATAGACCAGCTTACGCAGGATCACCAAAAGGCGATGAGGGAGGTCGATGACATCCGAAAAAAGTTCGGGAAGCACAATCTCGATGTGCTGTCTTTGCGGAAACCTAAACTCATAGAAAAGATCATCAATCGCGGCACTGCTGATGTATTCAAAAATCTGGAAGCTATTACCAATCCTAATTCTTAGTGGTTGCAGCATCCTCGACCGGCCACCAGAGGTTGCTCCAGTCGAGGTGTTGACCATCGAAAAGCCAGCGCCCGTTTACCATCCCCCAAAACCGAGCGCAGTAAGTGCTTTGCCTGTTGAATGGACTGTCCTCACACCAGAAACGATGCAAGAATATCTCAACGACTGGTCGGACGGTAACGCACCGACAAACGCATTTTATGGACTGACCACAAAGAGCTATGAGAATCTTAGTAGCAACATGGCTGATATTATCCGTTATATACGACAGCTTTCATCGATTGTTGACTACTATCAGAATTTGGAGACTAAAGATGACACCGAAGAAAACGAGTGAAGAGGGCGTAGCTCTCATCAAAAAGTTCGAGGGCTGTGAGCTAGAGGCTTATAGATGCTCAGCAAACGTGGCGACCATCGGTTATGGCCACACAAAAGACGTGTCGGATGGCGATACCTGCACAGCTCAAGAAGCTGAAGACATGCTGAAAAAAGATCTTGAGGAGTTTGAGTTCTATGTCAACGATCTGGTCGAGCAGGATCTTGCACAGAGTCAGTTCGATGCGCTGGTGGCGTGGACCTTTAACCTTGGCCCGACAAACCTTCGCGCCAGCACGATGCTCAAACGCCTGAACGGCGGTGATTTTGAAGAAGTGCCGCACGAAATGCGCCGATGGAATAAAGCCGGCGGACAGGTGCTCGACGGTTTAGTGAGAAGACGAGAGGCTGAGGCTTTGTTATTCCAAGGAAAGTCTTGGGAAGATGTCTGAGTTAGCACTTAAAGATTTTGACATCCTCTCCGACCAAGAGCGGTCGGAGGCGATGGCGCTGCTCAAGAAATACGACCAGCTAGAAAAACAAGAAGAGTGTCAGGCCGATTTTATATCATTCGTAAAGAGTCAATGGCCTGAATTTGTAGAGGGCCGTCATCACAAGATTATCGGCGAAAAGTTCAACAAAATAGCCGAGGGTAAACTTAAGCGTCTGATTGTTTGCTTGCCTCCGCGACATACCAAATCAGAGTTTGCGAGCACCTATTTCCCTGCTTGGATGATGGGGCTTAGAGGCAATCTTAAAATCATTCAGACGACGCACACCGCTGAGCTTGCGACCTCGTTTGGTCGAAAGATCAGGAACCTGATCGACAGCGACCAATACAGCGAAGTCTTCCCCGACCTGAAACTGCAGGCAGATAACAAGTCTGCTGGCCGATGGACCAGCAACAAGCAAGGAGAGTTTTTTGCTGCTGGCGTAGGCGGTGCGATTACAGGACGAGGTGCTGATCTGCTCATTATCGATGACCCAGTTAGTGAACAAGACGCGCTCAGTCCCACAGCGATGGACGCGGTTTATGAGTGGTACACCTCCGGTCCTCGCCAGCGTTTGCAACCGGGCGGGATAATCGTAATCGTAATGACTCGATGGTCCACCAAGGATCTTGTTGGTAAGGTGCTGAAAAAGCAGGGCGATGATCACGCGGATCAATGGGACGTGATCGAGTTCCCGGCAATCATGCCTGAGTCGGATACTCCGCTTTGGCCTGAATTCTGGAAGAAAGAGGAATTACTTAGCGTCAAAGCCTCACTGCCCGTTTCTAAATGGAACGCACAGTGGATGCAGAACCCGACCGCTGAAGAGGGATCGATAGTCAAGAGAGAGTGGTGGAACAAATGGGAAAAAGACGTGCCTGCGTACAGCTACGTCATCCAATCCTACGACACCGCGTTCAGCAAGAAAGAAACGGCGGACTACTCTGCAATCACAACGTGGGCCGTTTTTGAATACATGGACGTTGAGCAAATCATCTTGCTCGACGCAAAACGTATGCGCTTAGACTTCCCTGAATTGAAAAAATTAGCGTGGGATGAATACAAGTATTGGGAGCCTGACTGTGTTCTCATCGAAGCCAAGGCTTCAGGAACGCCGCTTACGCAAGAACTTCGTCGCATGGGCATACCCGTCACTGCCTATACACCGTCTCGGGGTCAGGATAAGATTGCTCGCATGAACAGCGTGGCTCCGATTTTCGAGTCGGGCATGGTTTGGGCACCAGACGAGATTTTCGCTGAAGAGGTCATTGAGGAGATGGCTAGTTTTCCTTACGGCGACAACGATGACTATTGTGACTCAGCGACCATGGCGTTGATGCGGTTCAGACAAGGAGGTTTCCTTGCCCTTGACGGAGACTATGTCGAAGAGATAACTCCGATGCGACGTGACAGAAAGGTGTATTACTGATGGCAATCGAGCGAAGAGAGCAGCAAGCGGGAACCGCAGACGATCCAGACATCATTCCTATGGGTAATGAGGTTGAGGTTATTCCTGACCCTAGTAGAGAAGACCAAATCCGCGAAGCAGCGCAGATCCTTGTGCTCGAAGAGCAAATCCTTGTAGATGACGAGATAGATGCGCCTGTCGGCGTCAGCCCTGTGGAGGATTTCAACGAAAACCTCGTTGACCGTTTGGATAAGAGTGAACTGTCTAGTCTCGCGGGTGACGTGCTTGCCTCGATTAAAGCCGACATTGATTCTCGATCTGAGTGGGAAAAGACGTTCACCGATGGTCTGAAATATCTGGGGATGAAGTTCGATGAGTCTCGATCAAATCCGTTCCAAGGCTCCACTGGTGTCATTCATCCGATTCTTGCAGAGGCGGTTACACAGTTTCAGGCTCAGGCGTATAAAGAACTCCTGCCGGCGAAAGGACCAGTGAAAACTGAAATCGTTGGTGCTCGTAATGCAGAAGTAGAGGCACAAGCAGAGCGCGTTCAGGACTTTATGAATTACTACATCATGAACGTGATGCAGGAGTACGACCCTGAACTCGACATGCTTTTGTTCTATTTGCCGTTAGCAGGTAGTGCGTTCAAGAAAGTATATTTCGACACCGCAGTCAGCAAGGCGATGAGCAAGTTCATTGAGCCACAAGACTTAGTTGTACCTTATGAGGCAACTGATCTTTTTAGTGCTGAGCGCGTTACGCACGTTCTGAGCATGAGCAAGAATGAGATACGCAAACAGCAACTCAGCGGTTTTTATGCAGATATAGAGTTGAGGGGTGGCGCATATCATGTTTCGCGTGACGAGATAGAAGAAGAGATCGACGAAATCGAAGGTCAGTCCCCCAGCTACTCTGAGGATCGAGATCGCACAGTCTATGAAGTTCACACCATTCTAGAGATACCCGGTTACGAAGACGTTGGCGCTGATGGCGAGCCTACCGGACTCAAGCTGCCTTACATTGTTACGATTGACGAGCCAAGCCAACAGGTTCTCTCAATCAGAAGAAACTATCTGCAGGACGACCCACTCAAGCAGAAGATCAACTATTTCGTTCAATACAAGTTCTTGCCCGGATTAGGGTTTTATGGATTGGGTTTGAGTCACATGATTGGCGGTTTGGCAAAGGCATCCACAAGCATTTTGCGCCAGCTTATCGACGCTGGAACTTTGGCAAATCTACCTGCCGGCTTCAAAGCACGAGGCATGCGAATCCGCGATGAGGATGATCCACTGCAACCCGGCGAGTTCCGCGACATTGACACGACGGGAGCGTCACTCAGAGAAAACTTGATCCCCTTGCCGATCAAGGAGCCGAGCAATGTCCTGATGAGCCTTCTTGGATTGTTGGTTGAGTCAGGCAAACGTTTCGCAAGCATTGCCGACATGAATGTCGGTGACATGAATCAGGCCATGCCAGTCGGCACCACAGTCGCGCTGTTAGAGCGCGGCACTAAGGTCATGTCCGCGATCCACAAACGACTGCACTACAGTCAGCGCATAGAGTTTCAATTGCTCGCGAAGGTTTTTGCGGACTTCCTGCCGCCGGTCTATCCGTATCAAACCGGCAGCGGACCTCAAGAGATCAAGGGCCAAGACTTTGATGGGCGTGTAGATATTATTCCTGTTTCTGACCCCAACATATTCAGCCAAAGTCAACGCATCACAATGGCTCAGGAGCTGTTGACGATGGTGCAGTCAAACCCAGAAATTCATGGGCCTACTGGTATTTATGAAGCGTACAGGCGCATGTACGCGGCCTTGGGCGTAGACGACATAGACTCGCTACTGCAACCTCCTCAGCAACCACAGCCGCCAATGCCAATCGACGCCGGCTTGGAGAATAACGGGTTCATGATGGGTCAACCCGCTATGGCTTTTGAGGCACAGAACCATCAGGCGCATATCGACGCGCACCGTTCGTTGTTTCTTACAGAGGTTGTGAAGACTAACCCGCAACTGCAGGGGCTGATTATCGGCCACATGATGCAGCATTTGCAGTTTCTTGCTGCGCAGCTTGCGCAAGAGCAGGTGCCGCCAGAAGTTACTCAACAGATGGAACAAATCAACCAAGCTATGCAGAGCGGTCAAATGCCCCCCGATCAAGCGCAAATGGCTATGCAAGAATTGCAAATGATCGTTGAGCAATTTTCTGCGCCGATCTTGGCCCAACTAACGCAAGAGTTGCTTATCTCAATCGGACAAGGCGATGAAGAAGACCCACTGGTTCAAATACGACAGCAAGAATTGGATCTGCGTGGCGCTGAACTTGCGGCGGACCAGAATCAATTTGAGGCTAAGCAGGAGTCGAGAAGACGCGAGAAGTTACTCGAGGCAGAAATCGCTAAGCAAAGAATCAACACGTCGAAAGAGATATCAGACGACAAACTAGACCTCGCGCTGCAACGACTACAGCAGCAGGCAAACTTGAAACTTACTGAGTTGCAAACCAAATTCGGAGGAAGCCAATGACAACGAGTTACAAACTACAACTACAACAAGACTTGAGGGCAATGAAACGCCTAGCGCGCGCTGCTGAGATTGCGGCAGGCGAGGCCGCGGAGGCGGAGGCTCAAGCGAAAAAAGCTGCGAGCGACGCTCGTATCATGGCAAAGCTATCACGCATTTCAGGGGAAGCGCCGGTGGAGCCGGTAGCAAAGCCAGAACCAGAGCCGGTAGTGGAACCAGAACCTGAGTCTGCAGAAGAGCCGCTGGCAGAAGAAAAACCGAAAAAGAAAACGACAGCGAAGAAAACGCCTGCAAAGAAAGCTACAACAAAAAGGACCAAAAAATGACGACTAAAGATATGAGTCGAGTTGAGAAGGTAGCCTCGCCGACAAAGACCATCAGGACGACTACTTCCATGCCAGAGCTTGTTCGTCGCACTGTAGGAGGCACAGTTCGCGTGATCAAAGCGCGAGGTCAGGGTGCTGCTACTCGTGGTTTCGATTTCCACGAGCGCGATTGATGGATGATATCGATCTAGCGGACAAAATCCGACGTGTGATTGAGGAGCGACAAGAACTCATCCAAACGACGATGATGGACGGTTTGCTACGAGATATTGAACATTACAGATCGTTGCAAGGAGAGCTAACTGCGTTAAACTTGATTCAGCAAGAAGTTTCTCAGTATTTCAAGGATAACAAGGTATGACGAATACAAATTTGGGTAGTGCTTACGTCGATTCGAGTGATCGAGTGTTGGACCCCAAATTGATCGACTTGTCGATTATGGACCGGATGCCCAACCCTTCTGGGTGGAGGATGCTTGTTTTGCCTTACAAGGGCCGAATGACATCCAAGGGCGGCATCGCTCTTACCAAAGAGACGATAGACCGAGAAGCGTTAGCAACAGTTGTAGCTTACGTCCTCAAGATGGGGCCGCTTTGTTACAATGATAAAGAGAAGTATGGACAAGAGCCGTGGTGCACTG